ATACTATAGTTAAGGTTTTTAAGTATATTATATATATTAGTAAATAGGTAAATTAGATTCTTTTACAAATTCTGAATAACTAGTCAATTTACCATTGTATACAATTTTATAGTCTATGTCAAACTTATCTTTATAGTCTTTTGAATGACTAAAATAGTTATCTATATAGCATACACCATATTCATTTTTTATAGCATTTTTAGAAAAACAACCATAAACTGGAAATCCAGGTATAGTGCTCGGGAGTCTGCTCCCACTTGCTAATATTTTTTCACATTCTTCTATAATGTCATCTAAAATTGATTTCATGGTTTTACTATTTTTTGTAGCAGCAAAGTTTGAGTTATTTATAGACTCAGAATTTGTTTGAAATCCTTTTGAGCTGGATATCATATCTTCATTTTTATAGTATTGGGATATAGCATTATTTAGCGGAAACGTACAAATAGAATCCATATCCGCATAAAATCCACCATGTGTATAAGTTACTACCATTCTCCACATGTCTGCTCTATTTATTCCGCTGGATATTTGATATACTTTATATAACGTATCGTTATAATCTTTTACGTCTTGCTCTCTTTGTTTGGAGTCAGCATATCTATGCTCCCAGTCTGGATTTAAGTTTTTCCAAGTTCCTATTATATTTTTCTGAAATGGCAATAGGTTTTCAAACTCAGATTCTTGGGTCTGCCAAATTATTTTGGGGATCATAAGAACTACTTAGATTTAGATATATACTCTAAAAGAATATCATACATATGGTCTAGCTTTTCTTTCATAACCTTATGATCTTCTTTCATCTGCTTACGACTAACATCTGCTTCATTAATGCGAGTTTCTAGCCTTGAAATTTGGTCTTTCATAGATGAGCCTGAATTGGGTTTAAGTTCACTTAGATAATGTTTTACGAGAAATTTGATTCCGCCAGCCATGATGCCGACTATGGTTAATACGCTTAAAATTAAAGCAGCCCAGTCTTGTATAGTCATAAGAGTTATTATATCATTATATAAGATTTTAATTTCGACGGAATATAGAAGTCGCCGAAAATAGAGATAACAAACCCTCCCCTAGACAACATATGGATCAAAGATCCAAACATGTCTTAAATCGGCTCCTGTCCTCTCTATAGGCTATAATAAGTATATGGATGATGTAACCCCTTTTGACTTAATTAATGGTTCGCCAAGAGTTGAAAAAGATATAAAAGAAACTCGACTAGATATTTGCAAAACTTGTGATTGGTTTAGACCAAAGACTCAAACTTGCAAAAAATGTGGATGTTTTATGGCTGCTAAATCTATGTTGTTAAATGCTAAATGTCCGATTGGTAAGTGGTAATATGAAAATTAATAGGTTATCCCCAGATATTTATGAAGTTGAAGATTTTGTTACCATTGAGCAACAAGAAAAAATACTAAAGTTTTCATCAGAGTTAGATGAAGAGCAATGGTGGTTATCAGTTAATGATGATTATAAAAATGGATTTTTCTATGGCAAACAATATAACGGTGAGAAACCAGAAGTATTTAGAGAAATAGAAGATCAAGTCAATAACCTATTTGAATCATTGTTATATGTAGGAGGTGTTGCACTTCAACGGTATAGGCAAGGAGCAACAATCCAGGAACATAGGGATTACTGGCTATACGATGAACCATATCACATTAGATACGGTATATGTATATATTATAATGATGAGTACCAAGGTGGAGAGCTAGAGTATTCTGAGCTAGGCATAGTTCATAAACCTAAAGCCAGGTCATTGGTTATGCATGGTGGGAATATATTGCATAAAAATTTGCCTGTTACCGATGACTTACCACGATATTTTTCAACAACCTTTGTAAGAGGATCAAAAGATAGTCCAGTTCTTTTAAATAAAGAACTCTTTAGCGAAATAGAGGAACATGATGGATCCACGTATAGATAAAATAAATAATATGAGCAGACAAGAGCTTAACACATACATGATAGGAAAAGGCAATGTGATGCAAGCCTCAGACACTTTTGCTTTAGACATCCTAGAATATAAGAAAAATGGATATTATGTAGAGATGGGATCAGCAGGTCCAATAGGTGGAAACACTACTTATAAGATGGAGACTGAGTATGATTGGACTGGAGTTGGTTTTGATCTAGACGAAAGAAATGTCGAAGATTACAATACCGTTCGAAAAAACCCTTGTTTGCTACAAGACGCTACAAAATTTGATTATCTAAAGTATTTTGAAGAAAATAACTTTCCAAAGCAAATAGACTACCTTCAAATTGACATTGAATCTCCTATGGATAACGGTGGAAGGCCTCTTGCTCCTATTGGAACACCATTGAATGGTTTAATTGCCCTGCCATTATCCAGATATCGATTTACCGTGATTTCTTTCGAACATGAGTATGTTATTAATTACAAGAATGCCTCACTGCGTGATGCTCAAAGAGAGATTTTAAATAACCTTGGATATTCTTTAGTTGCCAAGATAGGCCATGAAGACTGGTGGGTTGATTCGACTGTTATTCCATATGAGATCTATAAGTATTATGGAAGATACGAAGCACCTTAAAACCTTATTTGTTATGGTCTGATTCGGATTTACAGCTACATCCATTGCAACAAAAATCTGAAAATATTTTCATAGCCAGAGATTCGTATTGTGGTTCTGGTTTATCCCAGGAGTATTCAAGGTTATTCAGGATTGCCATTTAATTTTTCTTTAGCAAGGTTGGCTGCATCTATTAAATCATTAGCTGCATCAAGTTCATCATTTGCAATGTCTAAAGGAGTATAGTGGTCTTTGTTCATAGATTTATTGTAGCACAATTCTGAATAAAATTTTAAAAAACCAAATTGGCTAAAATCTGAATATTTTGTAGTTGTGTATGATACAGATTTAAAAAAACCTACACACTAAAAAATAGTGAGCACGTTTCTTTTTTGTTAGATTTTCTTAGACTTACCTTGTATCCAACCGCTGTGAATTCCAGCAAGAGGCGCATCAATATTTACCGCTGTGCCTAATGGCAAAGTATCTCCAAACAATTCTATAAATTGTAATAGATTTTCTTTAGTGTCGAATTTCATTCCCTTAGTAGATCCGCCTACTGTTGTCAATGTTGCGTTTATCATTTATTTTTTCTCCAATACACTAATAATAATTTGTAGATCTTTTTCTGTGAGGAACGTTTGTGCTGCTCCCCATAGTACAGCGTATTTATCTGTACCGTAATTTTCTTTAGCCAAAGTAACGGCTTTTTCTCTTAGTTCATACTTATTCATTTAGTTACCCCCGTTAATAAAACATAGTGCGATTGCGATACCTACGCCAATGAAGGCTCCTACTGGTGCCATGAAGTCTGCGTTATCGTCGATCCAGTCAATAAGTGCTGTAAATGGGTTCATTTTCTGTCCTTTGTTAGTTTGTATAATGGAAGTATAGCAGGGGGTACTGACATTTTGACCCCTTTTGGGGGCGTGTCCGATGTGTTACTCGTCACACTCGCAAGGCTGAGCGTAGTCAAACTCGCAATAGTAGCAACCTTGAGCCTCAAAGTGCTTATCGCAATAGTGACGGAATTGGATCTCGCCACAATGGATAAATTGAGTGTTATCAGTTAAATAGTACTGATTAACGGGATATAGGGTAAGTGACATTTTTATGTCCTTTCGTTGTTGTTATATGGCAAGTATAGCAGGGGGCACTGACATAATCAACACGACACGCCGTGATCGTGTAATAAATTTATGTGATAAACCTCACACGACAAATGCTAATAAAACGGACATCTTTCATTAGCAAAAAAGATCCCGGGCCCTTGTCAAGTCGACACACCGATAAAAATAAAATTGTTACGTAATTGTTATAATTTCCCCCGTTCTTGTGATATTCCTCACATGTGTTCTATGTCACAATGTCCGAATTGTTCTGTTTGTACCCCTGAAAATGTCAGACCCCTATGTTAAACTTACAGTATAAAGAAAATAAAGAAAGGTGGTCAAAATGACTACATTAAAAGAAAAAGGTTGGAAATTATCCTTCCGTGTTGAGTTAAACACAAATCCGAAATATCCTCTTATGAAAGAGTTTAGTACCTGCTTAGGGGTTATCTTTAATTCTGAGATACAGGCTAATGAGTACCTAGACCTTGTAGCCTTAACGGGTACAATTCTAGAAACTAATCTAGTAGAGATCGAATATACTCCCTCTAAGTATGTCGCCTATGCTACTAATAGGAGTTGGGAGTGATGAGTATCACATTAGATACCCTGCCAATATGGGCAGAAATGTCAGACCCTAATGCTAAACTTACCTTAATAACAAAAAAGAAAGGTGGTCATAATATGACTATACTAAAAACTCAAGAGGTTATAGATAACGCCCTGTTATCCGTACTAGAGCCTCACCTATACGGCAGAGCCTCTACCGCACTTATCGCATGCTCTAACTGTAATGATAATTACTTAGAGGTATTTGCTAAAGATAAAAAGTTCACTAAGTTCACATGTCAGGAGTGTAAATAATGAGTATCCACGATAAAAGAGATTTGGCTTATGCCTTAGCAAAAGAGGCTCATGGCGTACTCGCACACGCAGCCCTATGGGGCAGCGCAAGCGTATTGCTTACCGAAAAAGATTTAGATGTCATAATTAAAGTAATGGAGAAAAAATAATGATAACACTTACACTAACCTCATATAACGGCAACACTAAGAAAATGCCTTTCTATTCTAAGCAACAGGTGCTTGATTTTCTTTCTGCCTTACCTTCACGCCTTAACAAAAACACATCTCTAAAAGTAGAGTGTGACATATTATCAATTAACGGAACTATTAGAGGAGATAAATAATGTTAGATTTTGATGTCGCTTTTGAAATTAAATCATGGTTTGATGACATGCTAGACGAATCGTATAAGCCTTTTGAAATTGGTAACTTATCTTTTTCTGCCTCACAGATTTTGCGAGAGTGCGACCCTGTTGCTTATCACCAATCGCTTTTGGATTTTGAGGACGCTATTAGAGAAAATGAGGAATTAGAAAATGAGTAAAGATATTTTTAATTTTGCTAACGCAATACAATTAGATCATTTAACTAATGAACAACTTTTAGAATTAGAAAAAATGCTTAACGGAATTGGAGAATAAAAAATGGACTTAACTTTTTTCACTGACGGCAGAGCTTTATTTTTCTTAACTTTATTTTTTGCGTTTCGTTTTTTATATTTACTTTCTAAAGAATAGGGCCCGGGCGCAAAAGTCAAATCGACACGCCGTAATAGTTAAGATCGTTATTAAATTGTTACATAATTTTTCCCAATGTGAGAATGATCACAAAAATAATTTAAGAAATGTCCGAATTGTTAGCATTTCTAATTTGATATTGTCAGTCTAATAGTATAGACTTACATAGTAAGCAATTAAATGAAAGGTCAAAAATGACACTAGAGGAATATAAGGCGCTAATACAGGCGCAACGCAACGCAAGCAAGGCTCAGGCTTTGTCAGTCCTATCCGCTACAATTAAAGAAATAAAGAAAGGTGACAACTAATGTCAGCAAAACCATACTCAATCGAGGACTTGCTAATCGGCAAGACTTATCGCTCACACAATCGCCATGATGAAGGCGTTATCCAATACGCAACACCACGCCCAGATGTCTGGTACGGATCAGAGTTCGAGGCATACGCAATCGAAGTTCGCTCAACTCGTGGAATCAAAAACTTTTGGGCAACTGTCGCCGTTAAGGTAGGTGGATAATGATAAACTCAGTTTTAACAATCCCCTGCGATGAGTGCTACTCAACTGGCTTAATCTTTTTTGGTACAGGCGAGGACTACCATGTCGAGCCTTGTCAGTGCCAAGATATACAATTATTTAATACACCCGAATCCAACTAACGAATAGGAAATAAAATGACAATAGCAATCGAACACTCACTAAAATTCGTAACAGAATTTGACGAAACTCATCCAGTAGCAAAACAATTCTTAGCACTTAGCGAATTAGATCAAGTTCAACTTTTAGAATCAGTGCTACATAAATTTATAGTGCCTGCTTTAGAGCCAGCACTTGCTGAAGTAAATGAACACGGCACTTATGCTATTTTAAAGGTGGTTAAATAAATGATGACTCGCAAAGACTATGTTGCTACTGCTCAAATTCTTAGCAATTATTTTGCTACATCTGTTTTTGATGAGCAAGGAGAAATTTTATTTGCTGATTTGGTAGATGAATTTTCTTTAATGTTCGAAACTGATAACGAAAGATTTGACGCAAACAGATTTGCTATTGCTTGCTATAAAGAATTGGAGATGGCAAATTGATTTTAGATAACGGAACACTAATCGCAATTGTAATTGCTTTAGCTGGATCGCTTACAATGATGATTGCTTTTTGGCAACGCAACATCCAATTAGAAAAAGAAATTCGCAGGTTACAAGTTGCTTTGCGAACTGAACGAATAAAAAAGTAAAATAAAAATCCTTAGCAAGATTTAAAACTGCTAGCACGGCCCGGCCCCTGTGATATTGATCACATGTGATATTTAACACTTTACGTCTATTTGATATTTTTCCCCAATTCTGCTAAGATTAGTTTATGACTAAGAAAACCGCTGAGGAATTACGCAGACTTATGGAACTTCGCCGTTCTAATGCTGCCTCTGCTGTACCTTCTAAAAAGACTTATACTCGCAAGGGTAGAAAATGTCAGTCTGCTATGCTAGAATTAAAAGATAACAACAACTAAGAAAGGTCGTGCCCCCATGACATTTGAAAACGATGAATTCTATGATGAATACTACGCAACTACCTGCCCTAAGTGTAATGAAAATGCTGTTGATCAGCATATGCCTATGTGTGATTATTGCTGGCTAAATGAATTAGCAGATACTGTATCCCATGAAGATATGGTATTAGAAATGAGTCTAGGTCTTGACTACTAATCCCCTGAAATTAAAACGTTCTAATGATAGAAAGGTCGCTAACCTTGTCACAAAAAATGGAAAGCAAGCAGCCATTGCCAATACCTTCGGCCTACCCGCTGGAAAGGCTTATTCTTGTCCTGGCGCAACGTCTGTTTGCGAGAGTGTCTGTTATGCGGGAAAACTAGAAAAGGTATTCCCTAGCGTAAAGGTTAACTTACTTCATAACTGGGCCCTGCTAAAAGACGCAGACTATTTAACCATGCTTAATTTGATCGGTGAAATGATTGCTGATTTTAAGGCTGATTGCGTAAAAAAGAATGCGCCCATGCTATTTCGTATCCATTGGGACGGTGACTTCTTTAATGATACTTACACTACGGCATGGTCCGATGTAATTAAACTTAATGCGGATGTACAATTCTGGGTTTACACTCGTGTTAAATCTGCTGCTCTCATTCTAAAAGATATTGATAACCTATCACTGTATTTTTCTGCTGATAGTGAGAATGTTAAAACTGCTGTTGATCTAAAAATTAATAGCGGGGTCCGTATGGCATACCTTGCTAAGAATTTTGCTATAGGTCAAGCAGATCTTAAAGAAATGATTGGTAAGCCTGCTGCTAAATGTCCTGAGAATAATAAACAAATTCCATTGATTAGCGCTGCAGGATCTGCATGCGTGTCATGTTCACTTTGCGTTTATTCTAAGAGTGATATTATTTTTTCTGCCACTAAGAAATAATAAAATGAACCATTGGTTATATCTTTTTATTTTTCTTATAATTTTATTTATAACCCAGTGAAAGTGGGCCCGGGGTTATCCACAGCTTATACACAGGGTGATTTACGATGTGAGATTAAACACACCGAAATATTTTCCCAGTTTACGGCGTGTCGTAGAAAAATGTCAGTGACCCATGGTAGGCTTACAGTATAAAGAAAAAGAAAGAAGGTTACCCCCTATGGCTACAGTTATAGATAAGACAGATCACTACTTAATTTGGGATATATCTCATTATTGTTGCGATGAAGTACAGTTTAAGTATCAGTGCCGTGTATGCGATGAAATGATGGGTTGCTATTTCTGCTCATTTGATTACTCAGAACCCTGCGATTGTCAGTACGACATGGTAGTATCAGAAATATCAACTACGAAAGAAGGAAACTAATGGAATATAACTACTCACTCACCACTTCGTATGACGGAGAATTGGTCAATACCTTAAAGGTAGCAGACCTCTTGGAAATTGTAAACGCTTGGAATCTATGCGTTGATCATGGCACTGCTAAGGAATACGCTACCTATAACTTGTCAGACCCAACGGGTAAGATGTTCACTAAGACCTTTCACCGCAACGGAACAGTAGGAGTAAAATAATGGAAATATTTGAGTTTAACACTTTCATAAATGTAGAAGCAGAGTCATATGATGAAGCCATAGATGTATTCCAATTCCAATTAAAATACGGAATAGATAAAGATAATGTTTATGTAGCAGACATAAAGCAATTAACTATTTACAACAACGAAGGCGTAGAGGTATAAATAATGGGATCAGTAACAGCAATTGGATTAGCAGATACAACACTAGACCTTGAAACGCAATTAGCGTATCACTTACAGGGTAATCATTATCCACCAGTACCGTTATCTATGGTACAACCTTGTATAGATGCTATTGACGCAGCATATGACGAGGACTATGATCGCATGATCTTGTTACCTGAAGGCATAACTTGGAGAGGTAGCGCAGGCGCACCTGCTCATGCTATTATTGAAGGACACCACCTATCGTGGTTTATTGACCCAGTAGATGAGGAATAAAAAAATGAATGCTACAATGAAACCTATGGAATTAATCTTTGCTGATCGTCTAACACCTGGGCAACTAATGCTTAATGATTTAATTGGCGTTGAGGATGATGTTGTTGAAGTTATTGGAGTTAATGATACTAATAACGGAGATGATTACCAAATTGAATTTATTGATGAGTTTGGTGATAAAGATATTGTTAATCTAAAACATGATGAGTTAGTTTCGCTATATGTTTATGTTGAGGATGATGAGTAATTAGCTGTACCCTGCGAAAGCAGGCCCGGGCCCCCAATCCCAATGATTGTCAAGCCTATTAAGTGTGAGATTTATCACTTCCCCGATTTACGATACGAATTGACATTTCCTAGATTTTCTGTCATACTTAGGTATAACCAAATAACAATTCCATATATTGAGATTATCAGGTAATAATTTGATAAATGTCAGTAGGAAATGTTATACTTAAAATATCAACCAAACAGAAAAGGAAAACAAAATGACAGTAGCAACTGCTCTCTACAATGTAGGCGACACCTACACAACCCAAAAATCAAAGGTTACAGGAACAATCGTATCCATTGACCCACAAGCAAATGGTAATGTCCGAGTAAAGTTAGATGTAAATGGCACAGCCCGTTACACAACTTGGACAGCAAAGTAATCTAATTACTAAGTGCCTAGCGTACAGGCACTATAAATAAGTGGCGTGAACTATCCTGAGCAAGATACCAAAAGGCTCACCAAAATGTCAGACCAACCCCCTATAATATAAATACACCACAAACAGAAAAGGAAAACACATGGCTAGAAGCAAAGCAATAAATGTAAAAGTACCAACAATTAAAATCATCACAGGACTAGAAGCCTCCCTTGCTAAGTTAGAGGCAGACTACGCAACGCAAGCAGTTAATGAAGCAAAGTTCGAGAAGGCTACTGAAAAGTGGAAAGCAGATGTCTTTGCCTTCGCTATGGCTAATGTCAAGAAGTCTTTTAACCTACGCACTAACTATCGCTCATACAACAACACACTAAACATTGACTTTGACTTGACAGTATCCGAAAAGGATATGCCAGCAGAGCCAGAGCGTGAGTTCGAGTTTATTCACGCAAGCACTTATCGTGAGTCTAAGAAAGAATTGTCAAACGCAATTCGTATTCTAAAGATGACAGATGAGGAAACAGTTAATACCTCAACTTACAATGCGGTAGCCGAATACCTATAATTCCTTAATCGGAAATGTCCTGAGCATGACTAGAAACTGCTCAACACAAAACTTTAGAAAGGTAGCCCAATGATTAGCACAATGTTACAAATTAAAGAAGCAACAGAGGAAGCCCTATTTGATCCTGAACTAATGAGTTTAGCACAATTCATGTTTAGCAATCGTGAGTACATGGAAAACGAACAATTTGCTCAATTACTATTTAAATATAGTGCCTCACTATCAGCACTAACAGCAACACTTGTTTCAACTATTTGCTTATCAGAATCAGATATGTCAGACATGGTTGATACAATTAAAGAAATGAAACAACTAACAGAGAGTATGGAGTAGCCCATGAATACAACAGCAATCGCAACAGAGGATTTTCTTAAGGCCACTATCGCTAAGCAAGAGGAGCGAATCAATGATTTAGTTTTACATTCCCAGCGCTTAGCACAGCGTGACTATGACACAGCAGGCACCCTACAAAAACTACGGGATGACCTTCACGAATGGACTATGAACGCATTGGAAGAGGCTTCAATCAATGAAGCAGAAGCGCAAGAGATTGCCGACATTGCTGGTTTTGAATTAACACAAGAATTTGAATTAGAAGTATCAGTTCAATACTCAGTGACATGTCGGGCTCGTGATGAAGAGTCAGCGCTAAATTTAATTCATGATATTGATTTTGATTCTGTCTCTTATCCTGAAGGCGTAGAATATATTTCGGGAAGCGTTGACCGTACTGAAATAATTTAGTAGGGGGCTACTAATGGACCTGAGCACGTCCTTAAACTGCTTCACAAATCCCGGGGCAAAAATCTTAATTTGTCAAATCTATTAGCTGTGATTAAGATCACTTGAAAAATGTCCAGATTGTCCATGTTTAACTGTCCTAAGTTGTATTTGTCAGTCTATCCTGCTATACTTAAGATTCAACAACAGAAAAGGAAATAAACTCATGGCACATGACATCGAAACACAAAACGGCAAGGCTTCATTCGCTTCTTTCCGTGAACCTGCTTGGCATGGATTGGGTACTGTATTCACAGAGGAAAAATCTACCACAGAAATGTTGGCTGCTGCTAACCTTAATGGGTGGAATGTTCGTCTTGAGGATTTGGAAACCCCAGCACATCTAGCAAGCGACAAGGCGTACCAATATGTCTTGCGTACTAATCCCACAGATAACACTCAAACCGATATTCTTGGTATCGTTGGAGAACGTTATCACCCACTACAGAATGAGGATCTATTCTCATTCGGTGACAATATCCTAGACGGCGGTGGTCGTTGGGAAACTGCTGGCTCAATCAAGGGTGGTCGTGTCGTATTCGGTGCGTTAGCACTAGAGCGTGAAACAATTCTTGACCCTAATGGTGTTGCCGATAAGGTTAAAACTTATTTGCTCATCAACACATCACATGACGGCTCGATTGCTATTCAAGCAAGTATCACGCCAGTTCGTGTTGTATGCGCTAACACTCTCAACCTTGCTCTTGGTTCAATCAAGAAAAAGAATGGTGTCAAGCAATCTTTCAAGATTCGCCATACTCAAACTGCTAACGGCAAGGTACAAATTGCTCGTGAAACTCTTGGCATGGCTAACAAGTATATGGACGAATTTGACATCATGGCTAAGGCAATGATCGAAAAAGAAGTCAATGCTAAGTCATTCAATGACATCATTCTTGCTGCTTATCCTAAGCCCGACAAGGATTCTAAAGGCTCAATCAAAAAGTGGGAAAATAAAGTTGGCATGGTCAATGATATTTACACTGGTGAGTTTAATGGAATGATTGCTGGTAATGCGTGGGGTGCGTTTAACGCTCTTACCGAACGCCTTGACTGGTATCGTTCTGCTCGTGGTGGCAATAACGAATCTATGCTCGCAAGCGCAAGTGGATTTGATCCTGCTATCAACGCAGAAAAAAATCGTTTGCTAAAGGTTGTTCAAAATGTTATGGCGTTAGCCTAACAAAAAATCCTGAGCATGATTTCAAACTGCTCACCATTAGGTCTGTTAGCTCAGTTGGTTAGAGCGCTACCCTGTCACGGTAGAGGTCGTCGGTTCAAGTCCGATACAGATCGCAAGGGCCCGGGATTGATATTTTTATAACATTTTCTTACAAACCTTATTACGGTAAGATGACATTTTTCCCAATTTCTAATTACGATAGAGTTGACTTTTTCCCAAATCCATGCGATAATTAATACATACCACAAACCACAAGGAGAATTATGCTTGGCTATACTAAAGAAGATTTAGATAATATGATTTATGGAGTTGGCTCTGCTGATCTCTTAATTAATGCTGATGAGAATCCTGCTATTCATAATTATTTAGTTACCGCTCACGAATTCTTACAAGGTCTATGGGCAGAAGGGTACTTTGACTAATGTTTTCAAACCACTGGACTAAGCATGAGTTTCTTTGTACTGAGTGTGATACTCTTATGGAGATTACTACTTATTGGAAAGATGAATATATTGCTACCCCGATTTGTCCGTGCCCTCACCAGGCCATTATTAAATTAAACACACATGTCCTACCAGGTTCTATCTTTGCCTCACACCATAGTGATGTGACCAGTATCACACCTACGCCGCTTGTAAAAATCAATTCAAACCCCTATAATTAGTATATGGACCTAAAAACAATAACTGAGTATATAAACATACATAAGATATCAATGGAACAAGACTTAGAGACAATTGAAAACTCTGGTCGTTGGGCTAATGATAGAGTTGCCTTAGAAGGTGCTATCAACGTATCTAATCATTACTTGGAGTATATCAATGAGCGATAAGTATCCTTTTATACCTGACCATTTAACTAAGGCATTAGAAGATATCTCTATTCCATTAATTGATATCATGCATGGTGAACTAAAGAATCTAATGCTTATTACTGAACAAATATGGGAGGCTGCTAAAAACGGGGACCCATTAGAAGAAGATGAGTATGATGAATCAGATGATTATCATCAGGGGTACCTACAGGCCTTGACAGATATGTACTGCCTAACGTATAATTTAAGTATTGACCGTAAAAATATTGAGGAGAAATATAATGCCTAAATGTTTAGATTGTGGTAACACTAAATTCTTTACTTACTGTGAGAACAGTTACAACGAAGCCGAGTATGACGAAAGCGGTGAGATGATAGATGTAATCTATAAAGAGTATCATGAACCAGAGGAAGCCACCTGTAAAGAGTGTGAGTCTATTAACATTGAGGGTAAAGTATGAGTATCCTAATTGAAATGGACTATGATGAATGGTTTGATACCTACAAGCCAATACCTAATCATATAGACGAGAATGCTTCATTTAGCGATGGAGAGTATGGCTATATGTTTGAAACATATGGAGATGAACTAACATTTATACAGGGGGCTAATGATAACGTTATTTGGACTTATGGGGATGGTGATGATGGAGGCACGTATATCTGGTCTGGTTATAGTTTTGTTAATCGGATTGGATATTTTATTACTGAACGGCCTTGGGTAAATGATGTTCAAGCTTTAGTTATCCCAGCAGACGATGAACTTGACAATGATGAGGATGAGGAGTAAAATTGTAGTATGACCACAAAAAACATAACACTAGACCTAGAACTACACTACGCTGGCATGATCGCTATTGACTCAGGGCAAGCAATGGTTGGCGATCCAGCCTACCTTGACCAATGGGATACCAATAAAAATGAGGAATGGAATATCGAAGGCAAAGAAGGTCAGTACTCTTATCAGGGTGCTAGCGCTACTACACTTGCTAAAGACTTTGGGCAATTAGAAACTGCTACCGCTGTCGTATTTAATACTGGACTTGGTGACGGAGTTTATCCTGTCTATGTTCACAAAGACGAGGAAGGCACAATTACTAAGGTAGTTATTGATTTCGAAGGGGATATTGACCACTATGAAAAATGATGACAAAGATAAACTAAACCAATGTATATCCCTTCTAGAATCTACTGACCTATTCCCTTCACTAGTATGGCTATGGACATGGGATGTTGTTAAAAGTATTTTAGGCGATCAGGAGTATAAAGTAAATGTAACAGAGGAGCAAATGTGGGGGCACCTATGTGAGGCCGTAGAGAACGGCATGGGTTTCTCCATGGAGTTTGGTTCGGAGTCACTTCACGAGGATATCAGGGAGTGGATGTTGGAGAAAGAATACATCTCAGACCCATACGATGATGATGACGACGAATAGATTAGATAAGCGATTATCTGAGTATACATTCGACGAACTATGCGTTGCCATATGTGAATGGTGCAAGGACCCTGATATGAATATGTCAGAGTACATGTGCCCTAACTGCTACAAAGATGACGAACAGATCTGCACAGAATGCTGCGGATGTTATGATGAGGAGAACTAATGGGAGCACGTATTAACTTTATATTTAAAGACTCAGAGTCAGGGCCTAGTGTAGTACTATATAGTCATTGGGGCCAGATGAACTGGCAACCTGATATCGCTGCAGCCCTAACACATTCAAGGGCCCGTTGGTCAGACTCTTCATATGCCACCCGCATGATGATTAGTTATCTTATTCAAGACAGTGTTCTAGACGAGCACGGTTTTGGAATCTATGCAATTAACAATGAGTCATGGGACCTTGGCGAGCAAAGCATTGTTGTTGACTTTGTTAATAATACTATTACTGATATTCACCCTGTTGAATTTAACGCATTTATTAATGCATATGCACCTCATCTATCACTAACTAACTAAGGAGAAACAAATGGCTAAGAAATCAAAAGCAAAAACAATCCCGTACCTAGAAACATGGGATACCCGTTACGGTAAGTCTCAACGTCTTGTACTTCGTAAGAATGGTAAGTTTGTCGATAATACCAGTCTTACAGCCCTAAAGCAAGGGGAACGGGTCACCTCTCGCTAATATAAAGATGAGGGGCGCATGCTTGTGGTGAACTTGCGCCTCTCTCTTTTATTTGCTATAATGAACAGGAGAGGAAAACATGTATCGAATTAGTCGTAGTACCCATACCACCAAAGAGGAAAAGGTTGCTCAAAAAATCTCGGTATTGTTATCAGACTTTACTCTTGATCTAGAAAAGGTAGGATACTATCTAGCAAAGGCAATCCCTCTTTTATTATTTAAGCGGTCGCTAGAAGTATTAGAGTCAGCACAATTCCAAGATGATATAATGGAACAACAGAGAATAGGATATGACAATGACAGACTTTTATACTAAATGCCAAATACTAGGGCAGATATATCGTGATGACATAGAAGAGTTTAAAGA